AATAGCTGAGGTAGGGTTTCCTATTGCAATGTCGCTTATAGGCGGCTTTTTTATTTTTCTTACCATAAAGTACATACTTCAATCTGTTATCGGAGAAGTAAATGCAATACATAATATCGTGTTTAATCTTGACAACAGAGTTAAAACAATGAATCACGATATGGTAAGGATAGATTGTACTATGTGTACAGTTCTAGGTATCCGACCAGACTTGGATAGAATATCTAGAGCTAACGGTAAAGAAGATGCGAGGAGAGACTAGTGAACGTAGCACAGATTATTGGAGAGTATGGTTTTCCTATTGTGGCTACGGTAGGTTTGCTGTACATGATTTACTTCATATGGGAGTTTATAACCAAGCAAATAAAAGCCAAGCTAGGAGAAACAATGGGGACTCTAGTCGGCTTGATAGATCGCATAAGGATGTTGGACAATGACATTATACGACTACAGCAAAAACTAGATACGGTTATAGAGTTACGTGAAATTGAAAATAAAAACAATAATGAAACTACTACTTAGTGTTGTATGTAGTTTATTTTTAAATACCATTTCTGCTGATGAGATGTTATTTAAATTTAAAAGTCCTAGTTTTTCTGGTAACGGTACGTCAGCACACTACCTTACTATAGAAAATCAAGAACACAGTCGTGAAAAAAAAATTAAAGAAGAAATCCAAGCGTATAAAGAAGAACTAGTACGTGACCAAAATAACACAACGCTTGCTAGGTTTATTCGTAACTTAGAAAGTCGGATATATGCAGAGCTATCTAGGCAGCTAGTAGACAATATGTTTGGAGAAACTAAATCAGAAAGCGGAAGCTTTACATTAGAAGGTAATAAGGTGGATTATAGTACAGATGGAAGTTTTGTTTCACTTAAAATTACAGACACGGAAGGTGGTGAAACTACTATTACTGTTCCTATTGGCAGCTTTACTTTCTAGTTGTGCAAATACAGGAGGAATGAGAGGACATATATCTCCCAAAATAGAACAACCAGTTATACGAAAGCTTCTTATAAAAGAACTTGCAATAGTAAATGCACCGATTAAAAAACCCGTAGTTGCGGTGTATGCAGGAGCTTTCTTAGATGACACAGGGCAGAGAAGAAGCAACGGGGAGTATGCAAGCTTCAGTACTGCCGTAACTCAAAAGCCTGTAGCGTATCTTATACGAGCGTTACACCACGCAGGTTCTGAGAAGCGTGGGTTCTTCGATGTAGTCGATAGAGTAGGGCTAGAGCATCTTGCAAAGGAAAGGCAGCTTATCAGGTCAGCTAGAGCAGACTTTGATGAGAAGCAAAAGTTAAAGCCTTTACTTTTTGCAGGGTTGCTTATGGAGGGAAGTGTCGTAGGTTACGAAAGTAATGTGCTTTCTGGAGGTTCTGGAGCAAGGTACTTAGGTATCGGAGCTTCCAGAAAATACAGACAAGATATTATTACTGTATCATTAAGAACAGTTTCTGTACTTACTGGTAGGGTACTAATAGAAACTTTAGTAACTAAAAGTGTCCTAAGTGTAGGATACAACCAAGATGTTTTTAAATTTGTAGCTCAAGGAACTGAACTAATAGAAATTGAAAATGGTTCGGTGCAGAATGAATCGATAAACATTGCCCTTCAAGCAGCAATAGAGACAGCAGTACTACAAACTATTAACGAAGGGATAAGCAAAAAATACTGGGAGATAAAAAATGATTAAAGCGTTTATATTATTTTTTTCTGTTATGCATTTTGTTTTAGCTGATAACGAGATATATATGGATCAATCAGGAGCGACTGCAAATATTGACCTAGAACAACAGGGCGGTTCTAACCTGATAGGTGGTGTTGGTTCTGTAGCAGGTACGCTTACAGATTTTGACTTCATAGGTACAACAAATACTCTAGATATAAATCAAATAGGTTCAAGCAACCTTTGGAAAGGGGATATAACAGCAGACTCGTACACTGGATTTTTCCAGTTTACTGGTGATTCAAATGATATGACAGTTTCAACTGATACAAACAATACGTATGGAGCAGACAGTTCTAATGTAAATGTCAACGTAACAGGAAGCAGTAATACAATGACTCTTAATCAAGCGACAACTGCAGCAGCAGGTACTCTTGATTTAGATTGGATAATACAGGGAAGTAACAACACAATTACATCTAGCATAAATATTGACCAAGCTACAAACTATATGGATATAGATGGTAGCGACAATACAATAACCTATGCAGGTACAGGAGTTAACGCTAGTGCAGGAGGTTACTTTTGGTTAGATCATACAGGAGGTTCAAGGACATTCAGTGTTTCACAAACAAGTACACAAAACAATGATTGGCTCAAGATTACTTCTAACGGTTCTAATGGTTCTGTTTGTGTCGAGCAAGATGATCAAGGAACCGCTGTGGGCTGCTGACATAGGAGCTATATCAGAGCTTAACGGTCGTGGTAGGGTACTCAGAGATAAAGAGTTAGGGGCAGAGCTTAACTTAGGCATTCAATCGCTAGACAATGTAGAAACTTCTAGAGGTAGAATGGCTATAACTTTTGAAGATGACAGTAAAGTAAAACTTACTGAGCATAGTAAGTTACTAATCAATGAGTACATCTACGACCCAAACCCTAGCAAGTCTAAAATGACTCTGAAATTTGCTAGAGGTACGGCTAGGTTTCTTACAGGCAAGCTGGGTAAGATAGATAAAAAGAATATTAACCTATCTACACCTACAGCAAACATTGCAATACTCGGTACAGACTTTACATGTACAGTAGATGAGCTTGGTAAAAGTTTAATTATCTTACTGCCTGATGCTAACGGTTTGTCCTCTGGAGAGATTGTAGTTTCGACAGCAGCGGGTAGCGTGACTTTAAACAAACCTTATCAAGCTACTACAGCTTCACTGTTTGTAAATGCTCCGACTAAACCTGCTATATTAAATTTAACATTAGATTTAATTGATAACATGTTGATTGTAACTCCTCCTAAAAGAGTCGAACGTGTTGAGGAGGTAGAAACTGTAGCAGAAAAGAACCCTTACTTAGATTTTTCAGGGCTAGATGTGGACTTTTTAGCAGATGATTTCCTTGACGAGTCCTCGGAGTTTGAATTTACTGAATTAGATATTAATTATCTTGACGTTAACTTCTTGGAAGATCTGCTAAATGTACTAGATGCTCTTGCAGTTGCCGAAGAAGAAGATAAATTAAAACAATCTAGTACGATGCAGATTACAGGTACAACGCTAGGTCAAGATAAAGATACACAGATTACTACGCTAGTAAATGGGCAGATAGTTACGCTGCAAAGATTTGTAGGACACAAAGTTAGGTTAGACGTAGATGGAAGTAATGCGTATACCGTAGTCCTTATGCAAGAAGGTGTCGAAAAGATTGTCAAGATTAATGGTGGCTCAGATTCAACAATAAGAATACTACAAGGATCTTAATGAAAAATTTATACGGCTTTATTTTAATAAGTTTACTTATACTTCCACTACTGCTACAGCCTACAGCTTATCAAGTTCTAAAGATGAGAACATTTGATAGGCTTGTAGAGACACCAGAGGAGTCTGGTCACTTTGCAATACTAAACATTACAGCAGAAGATATAAACAGAGAAGGTGGGTATCCACTACCTCGCGCTAGACTAGCAGAAATAAACAATAGCTTACTGCGTAGAGGTGCTACAGGAGTAGGATGGGTTATGTCCTTTCCGCATCCAGACAGGCTCGGAGGAGATGAAGCCTTTGCTAAGTCTTTGAGCCACACATCTACAGTGTTAGCCTTGTTTGGTAACAACAGTGGAGAGTACCCCGAAACCGTAGGAACTGTTATACGTGGTGAGGGAGAAGGCGGTTATTTATCAAACGGTGTAGCTCAAAACATAGATATACTGAAGGACTCGGATTGGACTGAGCAGGGTATAGCAACAGCTCCTGTAGAGGTAGATAACTTAGTACGCAGAGTACCGCTACTATACAAGACTCCTGACGGTTGGCTGGCTTCTTTTGGTACACAGGTACTGAAGGTACTGGCAGATGCACAGACATATATAATAACAACTGGTGAGAATGGATTAGAAGAAGTGACAGTGCAGGGTATACCGCCTGTTAAAGTAGACTCGTTAGGTAGGAAGTGGGTATCTTGGGTAAAGACTTACGAGGTTTCTTTGTTAGATGAGATGTATGATTCTTACGACATAGAAGGTAGGTTTGTTTTTGTAGGTGTTACAGCCGATGGAGTGATGCCACAGGTAGCAACGCCTATAGGACTTCTAGAACCTCAATACATTCAAGCAGCCCTAGCAGAGTCCATGTTGATAGAGAACAGCCCACATGTACCCAACTATGCATTGTTGCTAGAACTCCTCATATACATCACTACAGTGACTCTGGTGTGGATGTTAGTTAGTGGCTTAGGTGTGGTCGGAGGAGTGCTTTCTTTACTGGTAATCTTTGGTGGTACAGCAGCTACAGAAATACTATTTGTTAAGAATGGGCTGCTAATCGACACAACTTGGGCATTAATCACTCAGATTTTGGCCTCTACGGTGGCCTACTTTTTAAATTACCGTACCCAACATAGGCTTAGGCAACAAATAAAGAAACAATTTGAGCATTATCTAGACCCTAGACAGGTTAAACAGCTACAGAAAGACCCTAGCTTGCTCAGACTAGGTGGAGAAAAGAGGTACGCTACCTTTTTATTTACAGATGTTAGAGGGTTTACGAGTATGTCCGAGACTTTACCGCCTGAAAAAGTCACTTATATAATGAATAAAGCTTTGACAGCACAGCAAACTGCGGTGCAGAAGTATGGTGGGATGGTGGATAAGTATATTGGTGACGCTATGATGGCTATCTTTAATGCTCCGCTTGACCAAGATAACCACGAATACAGAGCTATTAACTGTGCTAATCAAATACTAATTAATATGGACTTGTTGAATGACAAGCTTGTAAAAGAAGGGCTGCCAAAGATTGCTATAGGCATAGGCATAAACTCAGGAGAAGCTGTAATAGGTAACATGGGTAGTGATTCAAGGTTTGACTACACGGCTATAGGTGACGCTGTAAATACAGCAGCTCGATTAGAGTCGGCTACTAAAGAACAGCAGGTAGATATATTAATAGGTGAATCTACAGCAAGTAAAAGTAAATACAATTTAACAAGGATGAATGAGATTACAGTTAAGGGTAAGGAGCAACCACTTCAAGTTTTTACAACTGACTTAGGGGCGTAATGCAATGGATGAGATTTTTAATTTTCAAACAGAGTCTCCAGAAGCAGCCACAATCAGAGTAAACACCGATGCCTTGCAACATTTAGGCACGATGTTCTCTGAGATATATGGATGTGCTGAGAGCAACAGGAAAGATGATGCTTTAAAAAAATTATTGATAGAGCAGATATGTAAACATTCTAATTTTGTTTTAACCACATCAGAACAGATGGTGCTGAACAGACGATTAGGTATTAAAGCAGTAAGTTAAAAGGAGATATTTACAATGATATGGGAAAAACCAACATACATAGATATGAGATATGGCTTTGAAGTTACGATGTACATAAACATGCGTTAACGTAAAACCCCCAACTCTTTTTCTAAATGCGAGTGAAGCCCCTCTAGTTTGGGGTTTAGCTCATTAATTATTTTTGCTACTAAAGGCGAGTCATGCTCGTCGAATATATTTTTGATTTCGTTTTCAGGAAGCTTCTTAAACTCCGTAACCAAGTTACCTTTTGAATCTATAAAAACTCTGAATGATATTATGTTTCCTTCTTTTTTATTCATACAAACTTCACCTTCTCTAAGTTACCTCTTAGCCCTGCCTTCATGTAAGAAGTAGAGCGACCCTCAAAAAAGTTCTGGTGTTCTACACCTAGTACATCATCAAGCCAAGTTAAAGGATTATCGTGTACATCATAGTTAGGTTTTAAGCCTAGCTGTAGTAGTCTGCGGTCTGCAATGTATCTAATATACTGCTGCATTTCTTTTTTAGTTAATCCTTCTATCTCGCCTACCTCAAACACTAAGTCTAAAAACCTATCCTCTAGGTCTACCATATCTCTACAAGCCTGATAAATTTCTTTCTTAAAGTCATCAGTCCACAGGTTTATGTTTTCCTGTATAAACTCACGGAATAACTTTGTCATAGCTTCTACATGTAAGGACTCATCCCGTATAGAGTATGTAATTATTTGACCCATGCCCTTCATCTTTCCGAATCTTGGAAAGTTTAAAAGTATTATAAAGCTGCTAAATAACTGTAGCCCCTCGGTGAACCCGCTGTACACAGCTAATGCTTTAGCAATACTTTCTTTATCTTTAACAGTAACCTTTATATTGTTTATGTATTCATGCTTGTCTGCCATAGCTTCGTACTCTGCAAACGCTTTGTACTCTGTCTCAGGCATACCTACCGTGTCTAACAGTAAACTGTATGCATGTTGGTGTATGCTTTCCATATTAGCAAAAGCCCCCATCATCATACGGGCTTCTGGTTTTTTAAATATACGCATATACTTATCTACATAGCCTGACCCTACATCTACATCCGATTGAGTAAACAATCTAAATATCTGTGTAAGCAAGCTGCGTTCTGTGTCGTTAAGGTCTTGCCAATCTTTAACGTCATTGTGTAGTGGTACATCCTCTGGAAACCAGTGCATTTGATTCTGCTGTACGTAGTAATCAAACATCCAAGGATGGTCAAAAGGTTTGTAGTAATCTCTGGTATTAAGTAGGCTCATTGTTATCCCTCACACGCTAGACATTCAACATTTTCTAAGTCTATACGTGGTATTTTTATGTTTACATTTTCTGCATTTCTTGCAGCGTCAGACCGCAAGTAGTACAGAGACTTTAAGTTTTTAGCTCCTGCCCAATGAACATCATTAACATACTGTAAGAAAGCATCGTGTACTTCCTGTGGCTCAGTAGCTTTAGGTGGAGCAAAGAATAAGTTTACGCTTTGGCTTTGACATATATAGTTTTGTCTGTGGTGTGCGTGTTCTATTATCCATATCTGATTTATTTCTGGTGCAGTTTTAAAGACTTCTTTTTCTTCATCAGTTAAAAAGTCTAGGTGCTGCACTGACCCCTCATGTGCTGATATATCCTTCCATACTTTATCTGTATTTTTATTTTTACTTTCTAAAAGTTTCTCAAGGTATTTATTTTGTACGCGGTAAGATCCTGTTAGCGTTTTGTGAGTATACACATTAGCCCTTGAAGGCTCAATACTAGGGCTTGTACCATTACATATAATGGAACTAGAAGCGTTAGGAGCAACAGCCAAGAGATGAGCATTACGTAATCCGCTACCAACCATATCAGGTGCTTCGCCCCTTTCTTCAGCAAGTCTTTTACTTGCGTCAACTGCTTTAGTTTTGATAAGGTTAAACGCTCTGTTGTTAAACGAACTCGCGTACATACCCTCAAAAGGGATTCCTTTGCTTTGGAGGTAACTGTGGAAACCCATCGCTCCCAACCCGATACTCCTTTCTCGATAAGCCGAGTAAGTTGATTTTTTATATCCATTCATTCCCTCCTTAATATGATTTTTAAATCTGTCTGCGTTAGCTCTGTATGTTCCTAGTTCGTCTGTGTCTACTGCGTTCTCAATAAAATGTTCTATTACATTATCAAGCATAGTAACAAGATCATCAATAAACAAACTATCAGTAGACCACTCATCAAATTTTTCTAGGTTAACACTAGACAAGCAACAGACTGCTGTACGTTCTTCGTCAGTAGGTAAAGTAATCTCTGAGCATAGGTTGCTCTGGCGTATCTGTAAGCCTAAGTCTTTTTGTTCTTTGGGTAGTGCGTCATTGCAGTTATCTAGATTAACTATGTATGGCTCACCTGTCTCAGAGCGTGTATGTATTATCTGCCACCACAAGTCTCTAGCACTTACATTTTTTACGGCTGTCTTGGTTTTTGGATCAATCAATCTCCAAGATAAATCATCTCGTACCGCATCTAAAAACTCATTGGTTATGTTTACTGCGTTGTGTAGGTTTAAGCACTTACGGTTTAAGTCTCCTCCTGTAGTCTTACGCATGGCTATAAACTCCTCAATCTCAGGATGGCTTACATCCATATAGGCTGCATAGCTTCCACGCCTTGTAACGCCCTGATTAAAGGCAAGCATCTGTGAATCTACGACATGCATAAAAGGGATAGAGCCAGTAGATTTGCTACCGTTAGTAGTGCTAGTACCGTTACTCCGAACAGCACCCCAATATCCACCGACACCTCCACCTGCTGATGCCAGCCATATGTTTTCATCATAGTGATCAGATAACCCATGACGGGAATCAGGCACAAAATTAAGAAAACAGCTAATGGGGAGGCCGCGAGAGGTTCCCCCGTTACTAAGTATAGGGGTACTAAACATAAACCAGCAAGAACTTGCGTAGTTATAAAGTCTTTGTGCAAGACCGTAATCAGTGTGTCCTTTGTACGTTGACCCAAATATTGCAGCCCTAGCAAAAGCTTGTTGAGCATGATCTTCTTCCTCCCAATAGTATCTATCTTTTAATGTGTCTAATGAAAATTGACTAAGTTCTTTTTCCTTATCATAATCTATCTGTATCCCAAGATACTCTTGAGTTTTCAAAGTCATTTGTGTATTCCTTTTTTTCTTTTTTGTATCGTTTAGATTTCTGTTTAGTTTTTGATTTTTTATTTTTATTAAACTTAGCGGTTCGCTCAGCTTTTCTTTCCATCGTCATTTGATTTCTCCGTCAACTCAGGATTGTCTATAACAAATTGTTTAGCTTTAGTATCATACCATTCTGCTTTATTTAAATCTTCTAAGGGCTTTCCCTTATACCTCATTCTCCATCTATACTTAAAACTATTTCCGCGTAAGTACCCAAGATATTCTTCTTTAGTTAGCATAGCTTCGATAGCTTCAATACATTCAACTTTACCTTTGTTGTAATGGATAGGATTGTTTACTACATCTTCTATATCTTTTTCTAATATAGCATCTAGTTGTTTAAATCTCGACATTGGTTTCTTCCTTACTTCCTTCTTCTGCTGCACGTTTTCTTAATAAAAATTCTTCTGTTTCTCTTGCCTTCATGTTAACCCACTTATCAGGTAAGGTATCTTCTGAGTACCAAGTAAATCCATTAACACTAGCCCACTCACCGTGGCTGCGTTTAGTTCCATCCTTTCTTACTTTAGCATTAGGCATTGGTGCGGAGGGGTTAGCAAATAAAAATACTAACTCGGTATTCTTGGGCAGGTTTTCACGTATCCATATGTACTTAGAGTACTCAGCGTGATCCCAAAATCTACCCTTAGATTCTAACAGAATTGTCTTGTTTTGTAAAGTCCTTCTGAAGTCTGGTTCGTAGGTGTGTTTAACAGTGTACTCTACTTTTTCTGAGTGATGCTCCCATTCTTTGAGTAAGGTATCGTGTAGTATAAACTCCCATATACTATCGTACCCATCTATTTTTATATGCTTAGGTCTTTTCTTACGTGGTTTTCTTTTCAATGTATCTCCTTTCTGTGGCTGTCTATTCCTTTATCTATTGCTTGTTTAAGAAATATTAATTCTTCAAGTTCTAAATCACCACCACGTAGCTGTAACGTGCAAGCCATAATAATTAGAAGCTGTTCAATTGACGGTTCGTTCTTGTCTTTTTCAGCATCCATTCTAAATCTCCAATAGTTATACTGTCTAAGTCTACGCCCTTACGAATTAATTTTTTTATGTTTTGTCTAGCCCATCGGCAAGTATAAAATGATAAGTAGTTTGTGCCTCTAGCTAATATGTATTCTTCTTTAGGAAGTAAAGACTTATAGTTTTGTTTAGTGACTTGGTCTTGCTCCTCGTCACTTAATAAACTTTTGACCCACTCAATTAATAAGCTATCTACTTTATTATCAATTTGTTTTAATATTTTCTTTTTCATAATACTATTTCTTCTACTCTAGGTAGCGACCTAACATCAGTAAGATACTCTACACCTTTTGCATACTTAAACATACGCAATCCTTTACCGTTATTAGTGTCACTGTGGCACTCTAATTTATGATGGCAGTATACACAACCCATAGGAAGTTTCATATTACCTTTAGTACCTGCTGGTATAGGCTTGTAACACTTGTCAGGAATCTGCTGTATGCTAAACATTTCTATTAAATTATCTATTCTATCTTCTACATTAGGTTTGTCTAGTTCTTCTGGCTGGTACAAAGCAATCTCTCCAGACTCTTTGTTGATAGCTAAGAACCCTCCGTTGTCTGTGCCTTCTGCTTTCTCATATCCAGCAAGTTGATACATGTAACCAAAAGGATCACTATCTCTTAATGTTCCATGTTGAAACTTTTTAAAGGAAAATCCAGAAGCACTCTTAACATCTACAACCTCACCATCAATCTTACAATCCATATGACCTTTAATATTTTTAACAGTAACTTCTTTTTGTTGGTCAGTAACTTCGTGGTCTGCTAACTTAACTAAAAATAATAGCAGCTCCTCAAGTATATGACCATACAAAAACTTAATTAAAGTAGCTGCATCAGGTGGAGTAGACTCTTTGTATTTATCTGCGTAGTATAGCTGTCTTGCAGGTTTGCCAATGCTTGACATACGAAGGACAGAATTGCTTCTATCCCTCGGAGTTGCCCAATCTATTATAGCATTACCTATACCTTCTGTAACATCTGCTAGTAGCTCATCGGGTATTTCTTTTTTTCCAATATTTAAATCAGCTACAGTATCATAAATGTCATTAACTAATGTTGATAAGTTTTTCTTCGTAGAGTTTTTCATAGAAGTCTGCAACCTTTTTAATTTGTGTAGGTGTAGCTTGGTTTTTAATTGAGTTAGCCATCATAGATACTACAATAACATTGTCGGGTTCATACCCTCTAGTGTTATCAATCCTGTCTAGGCTTGGAGAGTTCTGCCAGTTGTCTGAACCGACCTCAAGTAAAGTTCCAAGTATAGGGCAGTGTGTGCCTACATGTACATCATCAATAGTTAAATCAAAGAATATGTTTCTTTTTCTTGCTCGTCTTTTAGCAGCTCTTAGTATAGATAATTTATAATCTTTGCTCTGCGGATTAGACTCAACAAGAGCATACCTTTCTTTTCTAGTCATTGCTATTACGTTAGTGTGTGTCACTCCAGTTATCTCCTATTTT